CGTCAACCTGTACTTGTACGTCAGTTGACTTTAGATATGGAAATGTAAAAGAGTAATTGGTGGTGGAACCATTACCCGTATACGAATTTTCTGTAACAGCCATTATTGTTAGTTGTTATTGTATTGTAAAAGTTTTTGAGTTTCAGTATTCTTCTTCTGTGTTGAAACAGCAGAATCTACGTCACCCTTCTCCATGTATTGATCTACATATTCTTGATCTAAGATCATATCTCCACCAATCTTTAACTCACTTTCAGCAAGTTTCTGAGAGTTTTTAACAATCTTATCAATATGTTTATATACAGGAAGTAATTTAAGTTTAAGTTTTATATCTTCATTATTTAGATCAGCACCTGATAATCTGTGTAGACGTAGTTTCTTTAATTGATCTGCATATTGCTTATCATACATTAAAGGTACAATCTGTCTCCACATCTCATAACTACCCATCTTACTATTTATCATTTCTCTTTCTTTTGTACTATACTTATATGATCCAGTAGAATCCATATTGAGTTTACCAAGTCCAGCATAGTTTACTTCTTGTTGTAACCAAGTAATAACTTCTTGTGCTGTAACTTTTTTACCTTTATATGTTTCGTATAAATCTGGAGGATAGCCACTACTTACTTGAAATGGACTTATTGAGTTAAGTATTTTTAAGAAAGGATTATCAATATCATTTACAGGTAAACCAGTCCAAATATCAATCTGGTTAGGTAACATGTTCTTCAGCCCGGGTAGTCTGTTCATGAGATACTCAATGACTTCGCCATCTATATCTTTTTGTGCAGACTCAATAGCATTAGTTAATACACCTAGACCACTAGACAAAGGAATAGAAGCTCTAATCATCTGAGTAGTTAATCTGTTAAATCCACGTAAGTCACCATTGATTATAGAAATCATAGGTTCCAAACTAGATAGAGGTGTTTCATTCAAGAAACTAGCAGATAACGTCCATGTAAGTTTAGCTTGCCAGTTTTCAAGTAATGCTTCATTTAGATCTTTACTGTAGTATGCTAAGTCACCTAGTGTACTTAACATCTGATCAAGTCCAATCATGCCTTTATAGCTGACCCACTTACCACCAATGTTAATTGTCTTAGGTTCGTAGCCAAACTGGTCTCTTTCTTTCAGTCTACGTGAAGCGTTATAGTGACCATTACCACGTATGTTACCAGACATAGCATATCCGAACAAAGAGCTAACCATCATACCACTAAACATTAATCGTCCAGTGTAGTCTGCTCTAAGGTTCTCAAAGATAGCTCTAGCGTTTGGTGTGCTAGCCATATCTATACCATGTTCTGCTAACGCTCTAGCAATGTCTTCATCAGTACGAGCATAAATAGTTTTACTATACTTATTCATTCCCGGAATCATACTAATAGGAGTCCATGACGAAGCATTTTTTACCCAGTTAGTTTGTGTTCGTGGAAACATAAGAAGATACTTACTTACAGGATATGCTGTAGTAGCTTGGTTAATCCATTTAGATAACCCATCATCTAAGTTTAATTGTATCTCACCAGCTAATGATTTAAGTATAGGATCTTTAGGAAGTCCATTATCATCAAACATTTCCTGTGCTATTCTTTTTTCTGCTGTCTTGATACGTGTCCAGTCTGGGAATCCAAACTCATAGAACACCTCATCGTAAGCTCTCATACGTGTTACATATGTACCTAGTAAGCTAGAAGTATAAGCATCTGGAAATACCAGAGCTGTCATACCATAACGTAAACCGGGAATCTTAGCAATACTGTTCATAGCAATAGCTAGATCAATTTGCTTAAGCATACCTACGTTTCCGTCAGCTTCGTATACACCACGCATCTCTTCCAGAATCTTCTTAGTCTTATCAGCCCGTAATCTAAAGTCTTTACGGTATATCTTTAACATAGAGTCTGGATCTTTATGAGCACGTTTCATCTGAGTAAACGCATCAGTTAAAGCTCGTCTATTAGTTTCCCATACAGCACCATGATAGTATACAGTCCTACGTAATCCATCAAAGTTTTTATCAAACACTCCCCAGAATCCATGACCTAAGAAACCAGTGATTGGTTTAATAAGTAGCTGGTATGCGTTACCAACAGCAGCATTCAAAGGTGACTTACCTGATAAAGTATTGTTCATGTTAATACCCCAGAGTCCTCTAGCAAATAGATTCATCTCTTTAGGGTTAGGGCTTTTGATAGCTCCCCATGGTGTAACCTGTTGTTCAGTCCACTTGTATAGTTTTGCTAAACTGTCTACATCACCATCAGTATGTGCAAAAGCATCCATCAAAGGACGTATAGCTTCTGGCTGACTCTTCTTCAAAGCTTTTAGAGTTTTAGTAAACCTTAAGTTCTTCGCATGTATAGAGTTTTCAGCAGATGTAAATTCTTTTGTTAATCTGTCAAGAACATTGTCTAATTCACCGGGAGGTACTTGGTCAAACCAGTTTTTGTTACGTAACTGCCAACCAGATATATACTTGTTAAGTGCATACTCATCCATCAAGAATTGTAGCTTGTCAAGTATTAAGTTCATTACACGTTCGTCGTCAACAAACCCACCTACTTCTGTAAGTGATTCAGCGAGTGTGTTAATCTCTCTACCAGAAGTATCCATAACTCTAGCAGATGCTGTAGTTACATCTCTACCTAGAAATCTATCTATTAGATCTCTCATAGCAAATGCAGCACCACGAGCCTGCTCTTCGTTAAATGTCTCAACTCTAAACCTACCTAGTAGCATGTTTTTAACATCTCTATTATCTAGGAATAAAGCTCTTACATCTTCTATATTATCAGCTGAAATAATATCTTTGTAGATTGCCCACGCTGCAGCATTCATTTGCTCTGAGGTGTATCTAAAACCGTCTACAAGGGCATCAAATCTTCCGATACCTCTACCAGCCTCTGCAAGCCCCATAACGGCTCCACGGGACGTAGAACCTACCATTAGACCCTTCGCTCTCATAGCCTCTGTAATTATAGGTGCTGGGTCTCCTTTTGATGTACCAGCTTTAATTGCAGTAGTATCCGCCATGTTACGTGCGACATTACCAACAGGTGGTACTTGTCTAGCAGTCACATTAGGATCAAAGATCTCAGGTGCTAAATCAGGATCAATACCTAGATCTAGTTCTAGCTGATCTGGGTTGTTAGCTTTTCTTCTAGCAACATTATCAGCTTCGTCTACAGCTCGTAAATCAGATCTACGAATTGCATCATCCATACCATTAATTAAACCTACCTCATCTTCAAGTGATATTAGTTCATTAATAAGAATGTTCTCATTCTGTTTACTTAATTGTTTACTAGATAGTAGTTCGTTAATTTCTTGTATACGTATGAGCTTATCGTTATCTGCTCCTTTAAATAGTTCTTGTTGTAAGTACTTAGTAGATTGATCATCTCTAGGTGTAAACCACCGCATCTCTTTTGCAGCAGTTTTACCAGCACTCTTCATGTCAATAAATGCACCAAGTGCTACACCTATCCAAGACAAGGCTCCAGCCTCGTACATGTTTTTCTTTTTACGTACAGCTGGACTATCTCCGTCTGCTGTTTTCCATGCTTCTGGTAATGGTAGCCATCCTTGTGGACCAAAAAGTCCGGGTACTAAATCTGACACTACTTTAGCTGCGTTATGATCTTCACTTGTATCACTGATACCAGCTATGATCTGTGACTCTAATGTCCATGCACCTAAACGTGTAAGATGTTTAGTAAAGAATGGTAGTTTGTTAACACCTACTTTACCTAGTAAGCTGTTAGTAGCACCACCAGTCATGATAGAAGGTATTACAACTGAAGAGACGCTACGAATAGCTTGATGTATAGGATTATCTAACTTAGTAGCTTGATCCCATTTATCATCTAACTTATCTCCACCGGGAAATAATCCGATAGCATCCATAGCAAAGTCTGCTACACCTAATCCCGGTGCAGACAATCCTTGAAATGTGTTATCTAGCTGATCACCTAAACCTTGTAAGTTGGCATCATACCCATACATAGTTTTTTTAGGTTGACCATCCTTGATTTCTTTATATGCTGAAGCATCCATGCCATGATATTTTTGATACCATGCGTTCTTCATTCTATCTCGTTCAACTTTTTTAGCTTCATCAACTACACCAAAGTTTAAACCATGCTGAAACCAAGCATTGTACTCTTTGCTCATTTGTTCTTGAGCTTCTTTATTAGTCAAGTCAACTGAACTTTTACCTATTTCACTGCTATAAGGTGCAGCGTACTTGTGCTCAACAACCTCTGGTTCTACAACTTCGGGTTGTGTATATTTGAGTTCTAGATTACCTTGTTGAGAAATACTGTCAATAGTATTAGAAGCGATCTCAGCAGCGTTTTCTAGATTTAATTCGTCTTCCATCTTTCTCCTAGTAATGCGTTGAGATCAATATTATTATTTTCTGCTATTTTGTTAAAACATAACACTTGATTATGCCTTGAATTGTTAGTAGCAAAGCCACAAATATCTTTAGTTAAGTCTTCGTTATTCATCGGCCATGTAGTATCTTTATATTTATTATAACCCCGTTCTTTATCAGCTGTTATAACTGTTAACACTTGGTTCATAACATCACGAGTAGTCATATCTGGATATATCTTACGTGCTTCTACCACAAAGTTTTTTAAATTAAGAGGTAGTTCTGAGTTAAGAGTTGTGCCTTGTAAAAATGTTTTCATGATACCTTTAATATCATTAGAAGTAACCAGTCTATCTAAGTTTTCTTCTATAACAGTATTTAAATCAGGACGTGCATAAGCAATACCTTCTGGTTTATCAAAGTCATATAATATTAAAGCTTGTAAATCGCCACTTCTGATTTCTTCAAATGGCTGTAAATCTTGATTAAAGTATTCAAATTTATAACCAAAATCATTTGCACTTTCTTTAGTGACAGCAAATAAACCTTTACCATCCATACCATCATTAATCTCAGATTTTAAAGTTTCCCAAGATTTTTGATAGCGTAAAGTAGGGTTCTCAATGTTAGCATTGTCTAGAAATATATCCATAAATCTAGCCATACCAACTTCAGTCATTGTAGTTACATCACCTGTGCTTTGAAAAGCCTTACGTATAGCTACATCTTTTTTAAGATTAGAACTAAATTCAGCTGCTATCTTATTTTTTAAGTTAGTCTGAAAGTTGTCATCACCGTAAGCTCTGAGTGCTTTAATTGATTCATGTATACCAACAAAACCCTCTGGTATGTTCTTTAACTGCATAAAGTTATATAATGCACCATTCAGATCACCAGATAAGAACTCACTTCGTATAGACATATACTTTTGAAAGTTAGTTCCGTGAGCTGCTGGATCATAATTTAAAGCATGAAAAACATAGTTCTGTTCAAGACTGTTTTTATACTCTGCACCATCTACAGCTTTCTTACTTGCTTCAACCCAGTCTGGATTTAATAGAGTAGAGCTAAAATCACCACTCTTAGTTGCATCTTCTAATTGATTCTTGATAGTATTAAGAGTTAGTTGACGATCACTTCTAATCTTATTTTCAGCTGCATTTTTTTCAGTATCCAGTTTCTTTTTAATTTTATCAGTAATCAGATCTCGAATAGCTTGATGCTTGTCAAGTAAAAACTCTTGTGGTTCTCCATTCTTTTTTAATCTAGGATAACCATTGTCATCTAAGGTTGCTATGTTTAAAAAATCTACAGCATCATCTGCAGACTCGAAGTTCATATAATCTAATAAAGAATCATAGCTAATTATCCACTCATCTTTTTTAGTTCTATTTGTTAACTTACTTAAGTCAATAGGTTTTTTATCTTCGCCTAATACAACAGAACCATTGGAGAAAACGTGCCACATTTTAAGAGTGTTAACCCATTCTTGTTCTTTTATTTCTCCATTTTTATACTGTTTATATCTAGTTTCTACTAGCTTACCTAAGTCAGTTCTATATCCTTCATCTCTAACATAGTTTTCACCTAGCTCAAGCCTTTCAAACTCTGAACGTACTTGACCTCTAATTTCTGATAATATACTTTGTCCAGCTTTACTACCTAAAGGAATGCCCTTCTGACTCATATAGAGATAAGCATAGTTTAAAAGTAGCTGTCCTGAGTTTTTAGAGTTATAAAGATTTTTACCGTTACGATCAAATGAGTTCTGTCTAACTTCTTTAAGATGACCTTTTAAATCATTTTTAAAGTCTCTAGCTAACATAGACCATAGGTGATGGTTGTTAGCAAAACTTCCGTGAGTTTTAGTTATAAGTTCTTTCGCATCTTTACGAGATGAGAAATCAGGTATACCATCTTCTAAAGAACCATCTTTTAATATTTGAAATGATCCACCTAGAGCATCTAACTCAACTGTATCATATGCACCTTTTAAAGACTCTGCGAGAGTAGTCCTATCATTAGGGTCCATGCTCTGGTAAGCATTGATAGCAGCTCTATACTGTGCATAGTCTGTTGCTTCTTTAGCTAACTTACCATAATTTTGAGAGTGTTTAGTAGCAAAGTCTAGCCAGAAATCAGCTGATTTACCTAATTCTGAGGCTTCTCCTTGGAGTGCTTCTACTTCTCTCTGTCCTCTTACTTCGATTGCTCTACGCTTGGCAGAGTAGATCTTTGTTTCTAGATCTTGTAAAATACGTCTGTTGTCAGATTCGTTTTTAGCTACATCAGACATACCAGAGATCTGCATTTTAGAGATCTCACCTTGCTGTAGTGCCTGTTGTTTAAGAGCGTCTATTTCAGTTTGACGCTGTTGTCTAATACGATCAATCGCTGTGGATTGTCCGTCTCCTTGTTTGGAAAAGCGGCCACCACGTGAGTGCCGCTTATACTTGCTTGCCATTATTTATCAGGGTTTGTATGATGCTATTGCACTTCCTAAACTACCAGAGATACTTGATATTGTACTACCCCATACTCTGCCTGCTGCTGCAGATGGTGACTGCATAGCTCCGAGTACTGGTTGAGGTCCAAAATCAAACTCTTGTAATGCTCTAGGATATACAAATTGAGTTCTTGGTGTTTTGATTGGTTCGAGAGGCAATGGTAATACACCGGGATCTAGCATACGTTGAGCGTAAGCAGCTAAGTCAGCTGATGCTCTATCTGTTGCTATCTCTTCTAATACTGCTCGTGTGTTACGTCCAGCACTTGCAAAGGATTCATTGAGCTGTGACATCTGTCGACCAAAGTCAGCAGCTGTAGCTTGGTATCCTTTCATAGCACTTCGACCTGTAACACCTCTAGCTCGTAGTTTGCCTTCAGCGATTAGTCCTTGTAAATAAGCATCCTGTCTATCGAATGCCATTTCTGTGTGTATCTCTTCTAACTGCCTGTATTCATTTTCTCTAGCAGTCTCAGCAGATTGAGCATTTAAGCCCATCTGTGTCATATATATTTCTTCTGATCTTGCAAACTGATCTTCGTTAGATTGCTGTTCTCTGTTACGGATCTGAAGTGAATAGTTATATTGTTGTGCTGCAGCTGCATCACGATAGTCAGCTGTGCGACCATCGTTAACAGCTTTAGCTGCAATCTCCTCAAAGGCATGATTTCGATTGCTCTTGATCATCTCTTTATCGAGATCCCATTTCTTTATATCATATTCATATTGGCGAATTGTTGCTTCATTCTGCTTGTCTGCCTGAGCAGCCGCAGCGTTTGCAGCTTGATTTCCGCCAATAATACCGCCTGCAAGAGATACTGCACCTCCAATAACTGGTGCGACCCATGCTGCCATATTTAAGCCCTCCTATAAAATTTCGGTGAGTATTGTCCTTCCCACATCATAGAGTTTAATGCCACGGGAAATGGAGAATCATTAAATAATCTTAATTGGAAGTTCTGTGTTTTTTGATGTATTGGTAATGAGAATACAGTCTCTCCTGTTAAAGCTATATCGTTAGCTAAATAGTTGTCTGCTTCGACAACAGGATGTAAACTGTACCACTCATCTAAATAAATAAGTATTGCTACACCATTAGCTGGTGCACTGTTAAATGTAATTGTTGTGTTATTAGTTACAGTAAAAGCTGTGGTCACAACACCATCCAACTTTACTTTTACTTGGTTTGAATCTATGTAAGATATGTCATCTTCATTCCAGCTATATGCTGTAGTAGATCCGTCTCCTGTATATTCTTTTTTACCCTGTCGTATACCTTTAGATTTAAGCTTAAAGCCCATGACTCCTGATAGACCTACAGCAAACTTCATACGAGCTATTGTAAGGTTAGCAGTAAAGTCAGTCTTAGACATGTTATCATCTAGGTACATGTATGTCTTACCTAATAGAACATTAAAATCAAACTTCCATCCAATAATAATATCACTGGCTATACTTGTTAAGTTTTTAAGTGGTACTTTAAAATATGTACCTGTACCATCACTTGCAATCGTAGGTGAAACAGTAAAACCAGATTCAATAAATTGACCTGTAGCTGTTGTACCTTTAATTATAAGTACTGGAGATAATCCTGTAACATTAGCCCAAGGTATATAACACTTAGTAAAGTTGCCTGTGCTATCATAAGCCACTGAGCTAGGTGCAGCATATAAGTCAATGCAAGGGTTGATTTTTTGTCCATCATTATTTACGATAACTGCGTCTTCTGGACTCTGACTAAGACTAACTTTAGATAATGTAAACTGGTTGCCCTGTTTAGTTACTGCTAAAAAGTCATCAGAGTCAATTTGTATAGACTGTACTGTGCCGGGGAGTTCCCAGCTAAACCAAGACTGAACAATAGTTTCTTTACCATCATTGTATGTACGGTAGAAATAAACCTCTTTATTGTTCTGATCAGACATAGCTATAAACTGGTTCTGAGGACTAGCTATCAGCGTGTCTATAGTCTGTGGTATCCATTCATTTACCACACGTCCTATATCAAGTACCTGTGGGTTTTCATCTTGTCCTCTAGTAATCATACCAAAGATACGTGTGTAACTTGGCGTCTTACTTATAAAGTTAATGTTAGTACCCATGTCAACTGGGTCAACTAAGATGTCTACCTCATAGTTAGAAATAGGACGTATAGTAGCTGAACCGGGTGTGAGTACACCGTCCGCAGATGTAAGTAAGAACTGCTGGTTTTTACTAAATAGTACAAGACCCTGAGTACTAGGTATAATTGCATGTAAGTTAGCTGGTCGTATCGTAGATGCACTAAGATCTATAGGGTCAGCATCTGTAATTAACTGAGCTGAAGTATGATAAAAATTAAAATACTTAGCAGCCTGACTCATAGATACGTTATCGTTAGATAAGAAACCTAGTCTGTTATTATGAAAGAATGCTTCTTGTATCTTGTGACCTACAAAACTAGGATGAGCGTTTGTTACATCGTCTCCTACTTCTCTATCTACCCAATCAAATTGTTTAAAAGTAAAGTTATTTAGTGATGTGTTAACTAGCTCGTGTGGCATAGTAGAAGCATCGAGCCCTGCAGATTTGCTAGGGTCACGTGTTTCTTGCCAGAATCCGGGACCAGACACGCTGTTGTCAGCTACAAACTTAGCATAGTAAGTATCGTTAGCAGATGAAGTGTTAATAACTTTTACTACGTGGTCTTGAAAAGACTGTATAGGTAATTGTGCGACGTTATCTACCTGATCTTGGAATACAGCTAGCTTGTTGTTAGCCGGTCCACCTTGACAGGCAATAGCGAATGCAGTACGTGTACCACTCACTACTCTACTTAGCTCTAGTGTACCTAAAAACTTTGTAACTGTTAGTCCTGAGATACTGAACGCATCTATACCATTCTTAAGAGTTGTAAGTAACTGGTCGTATGTAGTTGTTGTACCAGTAGTTGTTGTAAATGTCTGGTCTGATGCACCACCTCCAGCGTTCATTGTTACGCTGTATGTAGAGCTGACAGCAGTGTCACTAAGTACCAGTGTAGCACGTGTATTAGCAACAAAGTTAGGGTCAGCTTGTTTAGCTACAGTTTGTAAGTTGTTTACAATAACTGATGTATCTTGTACAGTTAGTATAGAGTAGTTGACTCTAGCACCTGTAAGATAGTTTACAGCATTTACAGCTGTACTTGTATCCATGTTAACAGTACATACTGTACCGTCTACGTTCCAGATAGATATGCCACCATATCCACTGTTAGGTTTTGGAGTAATGACTCCTATATATCTTTCATCTGCAGTTCTGGCTATGTAAAACCATTTACCACCATCATATGTAGTTCCTGTACCTAGATTCTTAATCCACTTAAATCCTGTTCTTTTAGTTAAACCAAAAGTAGGATCAGGATAAGCATTCAGACACTCTCGGACTTGACCGGGAAGTTTCTTGTCATCAGATTGTCTAGATACTCCTCCGAGGTAGTTGTCAATTCGTTGAGTTACTGCTGTCATCTCATTAAAGCATGGAAAGGTTGATAAGCTGGGTAGGAATTAGTTTTGTCATAAGGGTGTCCAAATATAGTGAACTGTCCTTGTTGTGTTTCGTACTCCATAGCTAAGGCTCTAGCGTACGCTTCTTGTTGCTGTAACATCTCATACTGTTGTGTATCTCCCACAATTCTCTGGGACACAATAGTAGCAGCTCTGGCAACTATACTGTTTTGTATTGGTTCTGGTAAATCTACCCAGTCAAACTCCCATACAACATCACACTCCACTCCACTAGGATGATCTTCCCATGTGTATCTGTGGTGTATTCTATCGTATAGTTTACCTTGTCTACGTATACCATCATACTCCATGTTAGCACTATTCTTAGATAACTTTAACTGTAGTACATTGTTAGGTATCAGTATCTGGTTAAGTGAAGCGGCATCTGCAGACGGTGTGAACAAGTAGTGAAACTCTTTGTTATATGTCCAACCTTCTGCTTGAACCTCACGAGTCACCTGTAGTAACGTATCATAAGCAATCGCAACGTCCGGGTTGGTTTGATCTAGAGTGGTTACAGGAGCCTGACCACATGTGGATAATATTTGATTTATAGCGGGTAATTCTTTGACCGCATTAGTGGTTGGAAAAGGCATAATTAAAAAATAAGAAAAGGAGGACCGAAGCCCTCCGTATATTGTGCATTAGAATGCAGCGTTACCAGATGAACCAGCAGCAGCACCAGCGACTAGCTCGACGCATGCAGCAGGGTTGAGGTAATCAGCACCCATAGCTAGACGACCTAAGATTACGTCGCCTTGGTAAACAACTGAAACGTCTCCAGAAGTTACTTGAACCTGTGGTCCAATAGCTTCTACAACGCCAGCTCCTTCCTTCTGGAAGATCAAACCACATGAGTTAGCGAATTCTGTTTCTTCACCATACTCGTTGTTGATTCCAGTTACATCGTTAGCAGCATCTTCTACTGTTTCGCCAACGAATGAACCAACGTTTTGTGGGCTTGTTATACCGGGGTTTGTAGCGGAAGCAGAACCATACTTAGTACCATAAGAACTAAAGAATGGTATGTTCATTGACTTGTAGATCTTGATGCCTGCAATCTCAATGATTCCGTTTCCTTTCTGCAAGGAGTCACCTTGCTCGTCTCTGTTTACAAGACCGTTAGATCCTACAGCTTGGATAAGCTCGTAGTACTGTCTTGGGTTAAGGACTCCGACTCTACCTTCAGTAGAAACTCCCTTCTCGTCTAAAGCAGCAGCAGCGTCATAGAATGCGTTGATTAATGAAGCTGAAACGTAAGCGTCAGATGCTTGGTTGTTTGTACCTACACGGATTTGTGTTCCACCGGGCTCTACAAAGTTAGTCTTTGTGATTGGTGAAGCAGCTCTAGCACCACGTGCAATAGATCTAAACACTAAGCGGTCATACTTCTGAGCAAGAGCATATCCAATCTTCTTGGAAATTTCTCCTCTCAATTCGTAGTGTGCAAGTGTCTCATCTAATTCGTAGACGAAAGCTGAACTGATTAGAAGGTCATCAACTGTGATGGTCTTCTCAGCTACTGGAGGTGCACCGTCGCTGTTACCAAGTATGGATCTACCGGGTACATGGAATTCAGCTGTTGTGTGTCCAGTGTAAATGAACTGTAATGATTTTCCGTTCTTTAGGGTTCTTTTCATTACAAGGTCTCTAGCGATAGCGTTGTGCTCAAAGCCTTTAAACATCTCTCCTGAGAAGAGTTTAAGATAAAGTGCTCTAGCGTCACCTGTGCTATTAGACTGACCCTGACGGGTTAATGAGGTATTATTACCTGTTGACTGATGAGCCATTTCTATTAAGAATGTATAGTTTTACTTTCTCAGATCTGAAATTTTCTCGAGTTTGTTGTGTGTCTATCCACACCGTCTAGACGGCAGAAGGTATCCTCGTAAGGGCTAATGCCAAGTGCAGGGGAGTCCGACTCTGAGGTGCTCCCCGTGCTATTTAATAAGAAGGAGTTTCTAACTGAGCTTCAGTTTTCTCTTCTTCTTTTTTCTCTTCAGGCTTAGGTGAAAATTGGACTGGATAAGCCACGCCAAATCCACCTTCGCTCTGGTGTTTGTATTCCATTACTTGGTTGTTTTTGTGTACTCGATACCACGATATACGTAAGTTACTTGCATGAGTAATCTCCGATACCTAGTCCCCGTTCCATGACTAGATTGCATGCGTCGCATAAGCGATGAACGGACGCAGTATCATTTTTTCTTCTTAGCAGTCTTAGCTGAACGTGTGAAGTTAGCTTTAGTAGGTGCACCCTTTGATCCGGGTTTCCTCATCTTCTCTCCTGAGCCTGCTGCTATACGTTTACGCTTTGCATGTATGTTAGCGTATAATCCTTTTTTTGCCATTAGCATTTCCATCTACGACGTGCAGCTTTTCCTCTTTCACCAGTCCAACCACGAGATCTAGCACAGAATGATTTCCTACGCTTGGCATCTTTCGAGCCTCTCTTGACTTTACCAGTGACAGCTGTATGCAATTTAGAGCCGGGGTTCTTACGCCTGTAGGCTTTGACACCTTTAGCTGTAAGACCAGCCCCGGATTTAGTAGACCGCTTGTGACCACCTCTGATGGTCAGTCCACTCATGTCCCCTTTGGACATTACTTTTTCTTCGTACCCTTTTTAGGGGGACGTCCTTTTTTAGTACCATAAGTACCCTTACCATACGGCATTTTTTATTATCCTATTGTTGGTGAGGTTAGGGCTACCGACGTTTGTTCAGCAGCCGCTAAGTCTAATGGGAAATTGTGTGCGTTACGCTCGTGCATAACTTCCATACCTAGGTTCTGTCTGTTTACAACGTCTGCCCAAGTAGGAATGACTTTGCCATTTGTATCGACAATGGACTGATTAAAGTTAAAACCATTAAGGTTGAAAGCCATTGTGCAGATGCCCATTGAGGTGAGCCATATGCCAACGACGGGCCAAGTAGCGAGAAAAAAGTGTAAGCTACGAGAATTATTAAAAGAAGCATATTGGAAAATTAATCTACCGAAGTAGCCGTGGGCTGCAACGATGTTGTATGTCTCTTCGTCTTGACCAAACTTATAGCCATAGTTCTGTGACTCATTAGCTGTTGTCTCCTTAA